GAATATTGGAGACTTGAATGCCTGCAACAGCAACATCTCAGACTTTGTTTGATGGTGAGCGCGTTGCCATCATGAAGTTTGACTTTACGACTACAGACTCTTCTGGTGAGACGGGTGTAGTCAAAGTCAATCCTGCTTCACTGACCCCATCACAATCTGGTGGCGGGGCGTGTAACTCTGTGTCTCTGTTAAAAGTGTCTGCTTTGACTTCTGGCATGTCAGTTGCCATGTACTGGCAGGCAAACACTTCTTTGATGATTGAAACGATTCCTTCTAACACTCAGTACATTCAGGATTATTCCAACATTGGCGGCTTGACTAATAATGCTGGTGCTGGCAAGACTGGGAACATTACGTTTACTACGTATGAGACTGGTGCTGGGGATGCGTACACGGTCATTCTTGAGATGCAGAAGCACTACGTGAATCCTTATGCTTAAGGGCTGATTATGAGAGCACAAAGCGTATCTAAGACTGGCACGGGATCAAGCTCTGCGCTAGTCATGAACACAAACATCAGCCCATTTAACGTGGGTTTTGGCGTGACTGTATCTGGCAACGTGACGTATTCAGTGCAGCATACGTTTGATGACCCGGGCGTTGGGTTCACGACTTGGTACAGCCATCCTACGATTGCCACCAAGACTGACGCGCAGGATGGTAACTATGCCTTTCCTGTGACTGGGATCAAGCTGTTAGTGGCTTCTGGTAACGGCACGGCAACAATAAGTGTTGTTCAGGCGGGAATTTAAATGCCTTATGTCGGGTACTCAAACGTAGCCAACCAAGCAAATACTTCTGATGGTTTTGCTTTAGGGGTTGGTGCCAAGAATGTACCTGTGACTGATGGCTACGGCGAGAACGTAGGCGACACTGGTGTAGTAGACCTGTATGGCGGTGCTGCTGTAGTAACCAAATACTACATAGCTGATGAAACTGATCCGGGATATGTGCTGCAAGAGGACGGGTCTAAGATAGTTCTGGAGTTATCGTAATGGCAGACCAGAAGATTTCGCAGATGCCAGCAGCCAGTACCTTAACGGGTGCTGAGCTTGTTTCTCTTGTGCAAAATGGATTGAATGTTCAGTCTACGTTGGGGAATGTAAAGGCGTTCAATAACACCTACATTGCTCTTAGCAGTGATCAAGATCAGACAGGAAACGTGTCTACCGGCACAGTGATGACGTTTAGCACTGTTGATATTCAAGACAGCATCACGTTGGTTAGTGGAAGCAGGATTACGGTTCCAAACACTGGTGTTTACAACTTGCAGTTCAGTGCTCAGATAGTCAACACAGACAACGAGCAGCACAACGTCAAGATTTGGTTCCGTGTAAATGGCTCAGACGTTACAAATTCTGCTACTGACATTACGATCCCATCAAGAAAGACCAACAATATCTACGGATATGGGGTTGCTGCTTGGAACATTTTCTTGAGTTTGACGGCAGGGCAGTATGTTGAGCTTGTTTGGCTGCCTAGTTCTACGTTGGTGACGCTAGAGCATATTCCTCTGAGCGCTTCACCTGCTGTTCCTGCAATACCTTCAATTATTGCAACCATGAATCAGGTGGCCTAAATGCCAGCAAAGTCCAAAGCCCAGTTTAGGTTGATGCAGGCAGTAGCCCACAACCCCAAGATTGCCAAGAAGACTGGTATTTCCAAGTCTGTGGGCGAGGAGTTTGTATCGGCTACCAAAGCCCCTAAAAAGCTCCCAGAGCGCTTGAAAGATGGCGGCCCATCGTTGGCTATAGGTAGGGGAGAAAAGCTCCCTGTGAGCCAAGGAGCGGGCCTGACGGCTAAGGGCAGGGCTAAGTACAACCGTGAGACTGGTAGCAACCTGAAGGCTCCTCAGCCGGAAGGTGGCCCACGTAAGGATTCGTTCTGTGCTCGGATGCGTCCGATTGCAGAGAAGAGTGAGAAGGGTTCCCGCGCACGGGCGTCCATGCGCAGGTGGAAATGTTCGGGGTTCTAAATGGCTTACTCGGGAACAATTGGGACGACTGTCATTGATGTCCAGACCATGATTGATCATGGGGCTAGGCGCTGTGGCAAGCTGGCTGAAGAACTGACCTCTGAGCAGCAGCTGTCTGCTCGTCAGTCTTTGTTCTTTCTGCTGTCTCACCTAATCAACCGGGGTATCCAATACTGGGCGATCAGCAAAAAAGTCTTTGGGTTACAAGCTGACCAGTACGTATACAAACTGCCTCTAGGGGCAGTAGATGCCTTGAATGTGCTGTACAGGACAATGGATCGTCCAAGTGGTGACTACACATCGTCTGCCGGTGGGGTCATTGAGAATGTCTACGACTCAGACATAGACACTTACTGCCAGCAAACTTCTGCAAACGGAAACATACAGGTGTTTTATGGAACTGATAATCCTGTTTATGTTGGCAGTATCGGCATTCTTCCTTATGTTGCTGCTGGCGGCTCAGCTACTTGGAGCATTATCTTTGAATACTCCGTGGACGGAATTACTTGGAATACTCTCGAAGATTTGGGAGCAGTTGTCGTAACTGACAACCAGTGGATTTGGACAGACGTTGAGCCGGGGCAGACTGTTGAGTATTACAGGGTTCGTGCTTACAACGGCACGACTTTGGCGTTGCGTGAGTTGTACTTTGGGAACAACAGCCGTGAGATCCCGATGGCTCGTTTGAACCGTGACGACTACACGAACCTGCCTAACAAGAATTTCACAGCAAACCAGCCGTATCAGTTCTGGTTTGACCGTACCATCCCACAGGCTTCCTTGTATCTGTGGCCTGTTCCTAGCGACCCCTTCATTCAGATGACTGTCTGGTATTCCCGGCAGATCATGGATGTGGGTGACTTGTCTGGGGAACTAGAGATTCCTCAGCGGTGGTATGAGGCGACAGTGATGATGTTGTCGCACAGAATGAGCATGGAACTCCCCGGGGTTCCTATGGATAGGATTGGGTACTTAGAGAAGATGGCAGACCAGTTCCTGCGTGAGGTTGAGCAGGAAGAGCGCGATCGTTCGCCTGTCTACTTCCAACCCAACATTGGGGTGTATACAAGATAATGCCTGTATTTCTTGACACGACTGGATTAGCATCGGTTGCGATCGCAATCTGTGATCGGTGTCGCATGAAGAGGGCGTTAGTGCAGTTAGGCCCTGACCCGAACTTTCCGGGTTTGAGGGTGTGTGATCAGGGGTGTGCAGACAACTTCGACCCATATCGCTTGCCTGCGAGGAAGACAGAGCGGATCAATCTGCGGTTTCCTCGCCCAGATGAGAGCGTGGCGGTTGATGAGAATGGAATTACGACAAACGCCCCGAACGAATTTGTATTGTCGCCAGAGCAGAATACGGCTACGCCGGAAAACGATGGCAATCTCGATAATTTGAGCACGAGTCCATAATGGCGACAGGCTTTGTATATTGCTGGTCAGACAAAAAGACTGCCAAAGTCTATGTTGGTGTCCATCAAGGCTGTGCTGACGATGGGTATGTGTGTTCATCCAAGAGAATGTTGTCTGAATACAAGAAAAGACCATTTGATTTTTCTCGTCAGATTTTGTTTGCCGGTGATTACGAAGTTTGCGCCTCTTATGAAGTTGCTTTGATAAAAGGCTTGTTCAAAACCGACAAAGAGACTTTTTATAACAGGTCAGCTGGCAAAAAAATATTGCTTGATGAAGATATAAAAAAGAAAATTGGGGTTGCCCTATTAGGGAATAAGAACGGCTTGAATCAGCCGGGGCCTTGGAAGGGCAAGTCTAGCCCGAGGAAAGGCCAAAAGCATACTGAAGAAGCCAAAAAGAAGATGTCTGAGACTCGTCTGGGGCGCGTTAGTCCCAATAAAGGGAAGACATTTTCTGCGGAACATAGAGAGAAGCTGTCTCTTGCTCATACTGGAAAAGTAATAAGCGAGGCGCACCGTAAAGCGCTAAGCGAGGCATCCAAGCAAAGCTGGATGAAGCGCAAGGCACAGAAGATTTCTTTGGGTAATTAGCATGGCTAACATTCAAATTTCGCAACTTCCAGCGTCCAGTCCGTTGACGGGCTCAGAGGTTGTGCCGGTTGTACAGAACGGAGTGACTGTTCGTACCACCACGGGTGCGATTGCGTCTGTTCCACAGTCAAATTACACGTACATCACAGTCAATCAGGAGCCCAACCTTGCCAATTCACGTGCTTTACAGGGCGGAACTGGTATCGGATTGGTTGATAGTGGGCCTCAAAACCCCCTGACGATCACCTTAAATGGCACTTCTGGCAGTTTAGAAGGCGCTGGAACCGGGTTTATCACTAAAACTGGCGGTTCTAACGTCGTTGCAAGGACTTTTACAGCAACTGGTGGCGGAATTTCCGTCACTAATGGCGATGGAATAGCTGGAAACCCACAAATTTCGGCTTCTGGGCTGCTTGCAGACATTGTTGGCCTGACTGGTACGGGAATTTTGGCGCTGAATGCTGGTAATTCAGTGACCATGCTGCAGATTCAGGGCACTGCGAACCAGATTAACGTCGCAAGTGGTGCTGGCCCGACAGATCCGACGATTTCTCTTGCTGCCAACCCTGTTTTGCCGGGTTCTTCAAGCGTCACTATCCCTCGCGGCACGACTGCAGAGCGCAATCCTTTGCCGACCAACGGAGAAATCCGCTACAACACGGATTTACAGACCGTAGAGGGCTACATCAACGGTAGCTGGCAGCCAATATCCACCAGCACTGGAAACGGCACTGTGACCTCTGTAGGCTTTTCTGCAGCGGGTACAGGATTTACTGTTTCTGGCAGCCCTGTTACGTCTAACGGCACGATTACGCTGTCTGGGACGCTTCTGGCAAACAGCGGAGGCACTGGCCTTAATACATATACCTCTGGCGACATCCTGTACGCCAATGGTACGAGCACCCTGACTAAGTTAGCTCTTGGCAACTCAACTGACATTCTGACTGTCAGCAACGGCGCTCCTCAGTGGACGACTGCAAGCTCTATTGCTGTTGGAAATGCCACTTTTGCCAGCCTGTCTAACCTGTCAAACAATATTGTTGGCGGTGGCGGTAATCAAATTGTCTACCAGACTGGCGCTGACACGACTTCGTTCATCACTGCCCCGTCCAACTCCAGCACAGTATTGAGCTGGAATGGCTCAAACTTTGAGTGGGTGGTGGTTGCTGGTACGGGTACGGTTACTAGCGTTGATGTCAACGGGGGATCGACTGGCCTGACGTTCTCAGGCGGCCCAGTTACAACCGCAGGCAACATCACGATGTCTGGTGTGCTGGCGATTGCTTCTGGTGGTACTGGGGCGAATACAGCGAATGCCGCTAGGACTAATCTTGGCCTTGGTACGATGGCGTTGCAAAATGCTAACGTCACTAGCGTATCTAACAGCCAGCTGTTCCAGTACAACTCGACTCAAAGCGCTTGGGTCAACGTAGATACA